CAAGTTTTTAGAGCCTTTGTTAATTCTTCATTATTGAATATGGAAGCACACTCTAACTTTGTTTTGTTAAACATTGGTAGTTCGTCTCCATCAATAAATTCTACTATTCTATTATAGTTAGTAAATTGAGTTAGCATGGCTCTCATGTTATACACTGTTTGTAAATTATCTGGAGTTTGTATTAAAGGTATTTTTACTATATTAGTATCGTCTTCGGTTGCTATTTCCATTTGAGCCTCACTTATATCTAAGAACAAGTTACCGCTAAATGCCTTAAGAAACGGCATTAGTTCCTTAAACTGGAAACAAAATGGCGTATCTCTTCCATCTTCTAGATTATTTATTTCTACTGATAGAAGTGCCATAGTGGTTGCATCACCATTCATGAAATGAAGTTCGTTGTCACTTATGAAAGCCAAAACACTTTCACCTAAAGTAGAAGATGAGAAACCACCAACTGTAACATACTTACCTTTCATTTCCATTTTCTCTAAAGAATTTTTAAGTTCTTGTGCTTGTATTTGAAATTTCATATATTTCCCTCTTTTAGTTCTTTAAGACCATTCCACTTTACTTCACCATTAGCAATCTCTAAAGAATCCCAAACCTTCCCAACTAGTTTAGTATTAGACTTACTGCTTTGTAGTTCTGCTTTGTAGACTACATCGTTCTTTCTTTTGGTTCTTCTAGTGTAGATAATTTGGTGTAGCATATCTCCTAGATTATGCCAATTAGGTTTAGAACCAATAACTTCGCCTGTTGCTCCATAGTCTGCTTTAGCATGAGTAATGTAGATTTGGTCGCAATTTAGATTTAGGCACATCTTCAATAAAGAATAAAATGGTGCATTTCTTTTACCCCATTCAAACTTCATCTTTTGTGGTTTGCCTATTTTAGAAGAACCTGTTACATGAAGTGTGCAACAGTCTAACCATTTGTCTACTCCATCAAAAACAAACAAGACATCTTCTCCTGCTTCTATCTTTGACTTAACAAATAACACAAAGTCCTCTGAATTTGCTTCCGACTTTTGTATATCTAGTTCTCCATTTTGATTTCTTACTTCGGGATTCCACAAAGTAATTCTTTCAGTCATTTGGTGGTTTTGTCTCCATGTTGGTTCGCAACCATTATCCCAATCTAAAACATAAACTTGCTTATTAGGAAAATCTAATGCTAGACCACTCTTAACAGTTTTAGGTTCTCCCCAAATACCGCAAAGTAGTCTATTATTCCTAGACAACCTCTTACTTGTTTGTTCCTTTAGTTTATCCGCAAATGCAATAACTCTAGCGTTATTTGTCATTTGCTTCGCTTGTTCTGTATTTGTTTTTATATTCATCATTTTTATCACCTCTGTAATTTGTCTAAGTCATCTTCTGTCATATCAATGTCCTTTAGACCCGCCCATTGATACACTATTTCTTTTAGTTCGTCTTTTGTTCTCGCTACATATCTAACGAATCTACTAGATTCTAAATCGCCAAAGTATAACTTTAGCCAATATTCTTCATGTTTTGATTCGTTTTCCTTGTAGGAAATAAAAGAAACATCCTCCAAAGAAATAACATAACTGTTTGGTTTTATTAGTAATTTATCTTGTATTAAACTCATTTTTATCTCTCCTTTAAGATAGGCTTCGCACCTAGTCGAGCATCAATTTCTTCCACAGGCTCACACTTACACCTGTAACACACGGAGGAAAACCGTTGGAATTTAAATCAGAGCCATTCGTCGTAATTCTCCTCAGTTAGCCTTTCGCTAATTTCCGGTGCTAGTCCAACTTTAGACAAACAATGTAGTCCCGATACATTGATTGTTACAGGGTCTGCCTCTCCATCAATAACTCTTTGGCTTGTTCTTCCTGCAACAAGAATCTCTGAACCTATCCCAAAGTCAATATCAATTCCTTCGGGAATCCAACAAGTAGTAGATAGACTACCATCTTCAAAGGAAGATGAATCCATTTCTACTGTTAAATCAGTAATGTTCAATATTCTGTTACCATTAGAAGTGGGAGTCATGTTAAGACTTACTACTGAACCTTGAGTGATAACATATCTCTCTCTAGTTGGTAGATTTTGGTTTAGAATATGAACTCTATCCAAGTCTATTAAGTCGCATTTGTTATCATCAAAGTTGTTTTGAACTAAGGCTTGCATATCTAACATGCCGACATTAACATATTTGTCATCTTCGGGATTAACATCTTCACATCTTCTTAGACTCTTTAGAGTTGTTTCTGTTGCTCCGTAAATATCAGTTCCATTAGAACCTGCTACACAAACAAACTGAACCCAATCAAAGGTCTTTGGTTTGAAGTCTACTCCTTTGTTCTTATAGGAAAAGAAGTAAGGTTTCATATCTTCAAACTGACCTGTAACAGTTCCGTAGAAGATACCTATTCTTCTCATAAGTTCTTTGGGTAGGGGCTTTCCGTAGTTAGCATTTTTACCGCCATTCATATAGACAGCAGTATTATCAAGTGGAATAAAGATTTGACCATCATCACTTTCTTCCGCACCTTCGGGAAGTTTAGACAAGGTTGCCTCTCTATATTCACCATCATGATATCTAGAAACTAGATAACCATTTTCTTTTTCTTCTGCTACAGCAACAAAGCCCTTTTCTAGAGCATTGTCGGAATCTCTCATAAATTCCTCTTTAGCCTTCATTCTGTTCCATGCCATCATATCTCTAGGTTCTTCTAGAGTAACAAAGAAGCCAGTAGCGGTTTTAAACAAATCGTTGTCTCCACTGTTAGAAGTATTGGAGTTATCCATTCTTCTCTTATTGGCAACATAGTTTCGCCAAAGACCCTTAGCAATAGGGTTTGTTGGCTCAATACCATTTTCAGCGCAAATCTCTAACAATTTGGCTGTTGCCTCTTCCTCGTTCATGCCTATGTATGGCAAACTTTTCACTATTTCGTTTCTCATTTCTTCACTTATTTCAGTATTCATTTTTTTTACCTCCTGTTTTTTTCTCTAAAGTAATTGCCCCACCATCCATGACGCTAATATCTTTGGAGTCATTGTAGAAGAACGCCACTCGGCTTCTCCTATAACACGCAGTAGTTTGAACTTCTGCGCTGTATCTAATCCGGTAGAACCTATTACAACATCGTGTAATCCGTTACAAATTTCTTTCATAGACCTACCCTCGTAAATTAAATTGTGCATATCAATAATTGTGTTGGAATTTTTATCTGTTATTTTTATTAGTATTTTTTGATATTCTTCTAGACCCGATTCTACCTGTTTCTTAAGTGTGGTCTTGCTTGATTTGGCGGCCTGTAATTCAGTAATTGCCCTGCGTAAATCACCATTCATAGAATATATAAACTCCTTCAAGTCCTCTTCTTGAAAGGTCGTGACTCTCTCTTTTGACAGAATATCTTTGACTACTTCGAGCATGGATTCGTTAGATATGGGCTTGAAGTTGTAGTTCGCACATCTGCTTTGTAATGCAAATATGATTTTGTTCCTATCATTACAGGTTATAATAAATCTAACATTGTCAGCATACCTCTCCATGATTCTCTTCAAGGCATTTTGAGCATCACTTGTCATACCATCCATTTCATCTAAGTGAATTATTCTAAATGGTGCATCACCCAAAGTCATGCTTTGTGCTACATTCTTAATTGTTGTTCTAACGGTTTCTAGTTTCCTATCATCCGAAGCATTGATTTCAATGTAGTTGTTTTTGAAATCATCTTTTAGAATAGACTTTGCTAGAACAATACTTGCCGCAGTTTTACCTGTTCCATATTGACCATAGATTAACAAATTAGGCATATTGTTTTCTTCAATCCAATTATACGCATCTGTTGTAAAATTAGTCTGCCCTCTTATTTCAGTTAATTTACTTGGTCTGTATTTTTCTGTCCATAACATTATTTATTCCCCCATACTACTTGCTTTGATTTAGAACAAAAACTAACTTTACGATAGCCTTGTCTTAAAATCATCTGTAGTTGATTACTAGTCGGTAGACCTTTCTTAGCCCTAGTTCCCTTAGAGGTAGTTGCGTTGTTTAGTTTGTCTTTTATTTGTCCTGTAGTTAGATTTTCTTTATCTAACATTTCTGTTATTCTCTTTTTCATTAATTTGTTTTTCATTATTTTCATCTCCATTTTTATGTTGAGCGCAATATTGCTCCATTGTTATTTTTTTACACCTCTTTCCAGTAGATTTAGAAATACCTTCGCAAAAGTATTCTTCCGGTAACTCGTCTCTATTGTTAATACAAGAGAAACAAAGCCTAGTTGTTGAGGATAGCCTACTCTTTTTAGTTAATCTCATTCCTCTACCGCAATTAACACATTGATGTCCATGTATAGTATGTTTCATAGATAGTCACCTAATGTCTTTTGATATTGTTCCGGTTTCTTTTGCTTTTTTATCTTTATCTTTTCACCTAAGCCTAGACTGCGATAATCTGAATTGCTCATTTTAGTTCCGACATACGCTTTAAATTCATCATCTGTTAGTAACTGTTTGAAAACTCTAAAGTCTTTTATTTTCATTTTCCTTGCTAGGTAGGGCATCTTAGAATAAGAACCCCTTTTTGGCATTTCGGTTCTGCCGAAGTGATTACCATCGTGACTGTAACTAAGCAGTTCATAAAAGTAGTTTAATTTCCATCTTCTTTTTACTACCCTATCAACAAACATTATTTTGTTTGGGTGGATGTTGTTATCCAACCATGATAGTAATTGTATGTCACTAGGTTTGTTGAACTTTAGTAGTTCACAGACGAGTTCTCTGTTCTTTGTTCGAAGATAGTCTTGAACTAAAGAGAAAGTGTCTCTTTCATATGAGTTAGGTTCTACACTTCTTGGTGCTAGAGTATTTATAGTCTCTCTTAGGAAGTTTTCTTTACCTGCTCTTTTTATTTTACACATAGCCTTTATTTGTTTAGGAATAGACTTTTGATTAATTGAAGTTAGAATTAACTTTCCTCTAAAATTTCTAATTATAGTTAGAATATTTTTACTATCCGGTTTGTAATGCACATCTTCTATTATTAGCCCATTATCCCTTGACAGAGAAAATATATCTATATCACAATCATTTGCATAAACTATTTTGGCATTAGGTAATTGTTTCTTTGCTTGAGTCGTTTTACCTGTTCCAACCTTTCCTACTATGATTATTGGTTTTTCTTTATTTATATTTATTAGTCCCATTATAAGGCCTCTTTTATTTTTATTATTTCATCTAATCCTTTTAGCGTTAGATGTTCTTTGTTATATAGCATTTCTATTAATCTTTCAAATACACTTCTATCGAATTTATTACAAGGTATATTTCTAGGAATGAGCAATTGAAGTTTAATTAAATCGCTTATTCTACTAATGAACAGTATTGGCTTTGGTCTGTTTTTACTTTCAACTACCCTAATAGTAGAATCAATCTGTTGTTGTAATAGGCTTCTATGTATTGCTTCTAGATATTCCGGTCTGCCTCGCAACACCACTTTAATTTTTAGGGAATACCCTAATTTATAGGACAAGTCTTTGCTTGCCTGTATTTGTAAAGTTGCGTTGGATAGTATTATTCCCGCTAAAGTTTCTTTACTATACATTAGACTCCCCCTTAGTGTGTCCGTTATATTCTCCTTTGTATCTTAAGTAGTCTATACCATCTAAAATTATAGTCTTGAGTATATCTTCTACTACAGCATAGCCTCCGGCAAAGATAAATTTGATACTTGTTCCTCTATATTTCATCAAGGCTCTCGCTTCTTTTTCGGTAATATAATCAAAGACAATTGCTACTTTATCAAATGTGTTGTAGTCGGCAGTTATCATCAGCCCCTTAATTAGTAAATCAACATCTTCTTGTGTCAATTCACCGTGAGCAAAGAAAGAAAAAATATCAACATATCCATATTTTTCAATCCATTCAGGAATTTCAGGGGCTTGTGGTATGTTTATCGTTGTCATTAAATATTCACCTTTACCGTCATTCGGAATATAATTTAATTAAGTCATCTATAGTATTTGTATCTGCTACGAATTTATCTTCCCTAATTCTTTTACATCTAGGGAATCTAAGGCCATAGTTTCCTTTTTCATCCATTGACACTAAATCTGCTGAAACTTCTAAAACTGTTCTTGGAAGCAATTTGTAAATTCCACCAGAAAAATCCTCAACATTTCTTCGTAAAGAATTGGTCAATTCGTAAAGTTCATCATCCGAAAATCCAGTTCCAACCCACCCAACAGGGTGAAAGCCAGTATCAGTTTTAACACCTATATTGAACGAAGCAAATACATTAGATTTATTGCCTTGACCGTATTTAGCCGCTATGATAGCCACATCTAATTCAATGCGGGGAGGTTTGTATTTAGCCCATCCTATGCTTCTTTTACCTGCTTCATATGGTAAAGAAGCATCCTTAACAATAATTCCTTCAAAACCATCGTTAATCGCTCTGTTATAGAATGCTAGAACATCACCGCCCTCTTTCATTCTATGTGCTTGGTCGGGCATAGTTATACCATAGGGGCTACCGTCTGCTTCTAAACACTCTAATCTACGACTATATGGATAATCCATTATAGTTTCATCACCAATCTTAAGACAATCAAATATAACCCACTTGACTTTAACTTTCTCTCTTGCTTCCGCATGGTCTTTGGAATGAACTCTTGTTCCCATTAGTTTATGTTCAGCAGGTGAACCATCATCTTTAATTGGATATATTTCACCATCAAGAATACAATTCACTTCTGTTTCTGCAAGAGAGTCATATTCTCTAACTTGCTCTACAACATCTTGAAACTGTGGTGTGACAATAGAGCCTTTACGATTAAAGATAATTACATTATCTCCTTCTTTGTGTATTTGATATCTGTTGCCATCATACTTATAATCCACAATCTTATTCTCCGGCCATTTATTCATAGGAACATCCTTTGCTAGCATTGGTTTTACAAAAGAACCATGTGATAAGTTCATTGGGGGTTTCTCATTCATTTCATAATACTTTACAACATCAGAGAACGAGTTAAAGTTTAGATGAGATTTTACATCTTTTGCCTTTAGTTTGTAATGTCTTGCCAATATCTTTTTCAATTGCCCTTCTCCCATATTATTTCTAGTCTTTCTAACTAGGAATCTAAAGAACCATTTTCTCTCAATGTCAGACATTCTAAGAACCAATTGTCGAATAGTATCAAAAGAAGAACCGGAAGATTTGGCACAATCTAATTGAAGCGCATCTAGAATTTGTTTTACAGTAAAGTCCGATGCTTTCTTAGAAATTTCTAGGAAATAAACAGCACTACCTATGTCACCATAGTTAGATACTGCTCTTGTTACTTCTTCATCAAAAAGTTTGAAGATTTTAGCCACCCACTTTTCTACCTTAGCCTTGCCTATGTTATTTTCTTCTAGGTCTAGTGAAAATAACTTGAATAGGTTTGACTTATTCTCAAAGTGACACAATTGATTTGACACTAACACTACTTGAGTAGAAGGAATTATTTTTTCTGTTTGCTCTAGTAATCTGCAAACTGATATCCATTTGTCAGTCACTCTTCTTCCCCCAATGTGTCTACTACCGAAAGTAGTCTAAGGAAATTAGACATCATGTTTTGAATTAACTCAACCTCTTGGTATCTCTCTTTTTCTAAGAAACGGTGCATCAAATGTATTAGAGTTGCTTGTGTAACAGGAGGACTTACTTGTGCTAAATTGTTATTAGCGTAAATTTCCCAGTAGCAAACAAATGTTGCTCTTGCTAAGTAGTTGCCCTTTCTTACATCAATCCATCCTTGACTGAAATGGTCTAATGCTAGACCAGTTAGTTTCTTCTTGAACTTTAAAGTCCAGTTATCAAATTTCTTATTGTTATTGCATATTAAATATAATTTATTAAAATCCATTGTTCTCACTATCCATCGCTTTTCTCATTGTTAAATAGAACTTACCAAAATGTAATTCGATATGTTCTTCTGTCATTCGACAACCCCTGCCGGAGTTTGGTGGCACTTTCATGTTATTTTCTAAATAACAAGAAAACAAATCCAATATTTCATGTGCCTTCTTAGAGTATTCCTCTAATGCTTTAGGCGTGTGTTGCCTAAGTTGATTTGCTTTCTCTAAACTTCTCTTCGCAAACTTCTTACTTATTCCTTTAGTTCCCGTCATCTAATTCACTCCTTAATATATTTAGAAGAGTTTTAGCCTCTTCCATGTTTAGCCTAATGCCTTTGTTAGTTGGTTTATCATTTTTAAACCAACGAATATCCATAACTTCTATGTTCCAATAGACCCCTCTTTTTACTAAGACTTCTTGTGTTGCGTCTCTAATTACTCTTCCCACTATTGGCATTTCACTCACTTAACCACCCCTGTTTGAATGTATCTAGTTCCTTTCTAGAAGTAAAGTATCTAGGTGTATCTAGTTCATCTAGTCTATTTACTACCCAACAAGCCCCGCCCAAAGAAGATATTTGGACTATTTCGTATTGACCGTTATTTACCTGTATTACTTCTTTCGTATTTATTTCAGGGACTAAACCATACTTCTTTGTAATTTCTCCTGCAATATCATGTATGTTCTCAACGACATACTTTATGATGTGCGCTCTTTGTATTGGTATCTTTGGCGCAACATCTATCTTTAGAGTTCCTGTCATATTACAGACAATACATTTGTTTCCTTTACAAATAGGACACTTGATTTGCGATTTGTGTGGCGCAGGTAATGTTACTGTTATTGCTTTCTTCTTCATTTCTTTTTACTCTCCAAACAATATTTACACATTCCAAATCTCCTAGCATAATACCCCTGCATTTTTCTCCAACAATTCGGACATTTCATGTTAGTCCTCCAAGATATACATTTTACCTTTCTTAAAGGCGGTGTATTTTTTATTGGGGTTTGCTATAAACATGAGCCATAGGTTTGTCTCACTAACTTTAATTCTAATATCCGAAGCCCACAATATATAATCTTTAGAAAAGAACTTTCTTTGTATTTTAAAAACATCTTTCTTAGTAAAAACTATCTCTTCATCCACGCTTAGGCCTCCGGTAATAATACGGCTACATCAGTAGAAAAGAATAACTGAGCAATAGACATGGCCGCTAAGAAACTACTCTTAGTTACTTTAACGGGGTCAAATACTCCTGCTTTAGATAGGTTTTCTATTTTATTAGTTAGAGCATTGAATCCATTACCTTTGATAATATCTTTTCTAACCTTCTTGTCATTGATGATTGCTACTAAGTCTTGCCTTCCGCTATTTTCAAGCAGAGTTAGATAAGGTGCTTGTAGGGCTTCCTTAAACCATTTATGCTTATCCGGTATTGATTGAGAGGCTTGCATTAGTGTTAGACCTCCACCAACAACGATTCCCTCTTCTAAAGCGGCCTTAGTAGCATTAAGAGCATCATCTAATCGTTCTTTCTTCTCTCTCATTTCTATAGTTGAAGATGCACCGACTTTGATGGTAGCAATACCTCCCTTTAGTCTAGCAATTCTACTTTTTAGTCTAGCGGCTCTATGTCCTTTTATTTCCTCTAGAGTTTTGGCTAGTTCCTTTATTCTATTTTCTACTGCTTCTTCTGTTCCAGTAGTTCCAATAAAGGTAGTTCTTTCTTTTGTTATTACTACTCTATCACAAGTCCCAAAAGACTCATCAACAAATATAGTCGGGTCATCCTTTACCTCTGAAGCAAATACCTTTCCTCCGACTACTGTTTGTAAGTCTAGAAGTTCATCTAACTGTTCATCACCAAAGTTAGGTGCTAGTATTGCTGAACATTGAACTGTATTATTTATGATATTCATAAGTAGGTTATTCATGGCTGAACTTTCTAGTCCTTTGCATAGGATTAGTAGCGGTCTACCTGCTTGACTAGCATACTCTAACATAGGTATTAGGTCTTTGAAGGCGTTAAAGGATAGATTAGATAGGAAAATTATAGGGTTCTCATAAACCACCTTTCCACCATCTGTATTGCACATCAAATGACTTAGATATCCTTCATTGATTTCCATTCCCTCTCTCAATACTAATTCAGTTTTATACGAATTAGATTCCTCTACTGTTATTATTCCACTTCTTCCAACCATACCTACTGCTTCATTAATTAGAGAACCCATTTCACTATCATTATTAGCGGCTATGGTGGCTACATCTAGAACATCTGTGTCTTTTACCTCTTGAGCATTAGCCATCAAATTCATAATTATACTGTCCTTTAGACCATTAAGGGTCTTGTTGAAGGAATGAACATCCTTTACATCTGCTTCTAGCATCTTATGACATATTGCTTGAGCCAAAACACAAGCAGTTGTAGTTCCATCTCCCGACTCATCCTGTGCTTGACTTGCTAAGTTCTGCACTAGTTGTATTCCCATGTTAATATAAGGGTCATCATCACTAATGTATTTAGTAATAGTAACTCCATCATTAATTATTACAGGAGGCTTACCTTCTAGAATAACAGTTTTTGCTTGTGGGCCAAGTGTAGGCTTTACTGTTTCTGCTACTATATCTATTCCTTTCAATAGTTTTTCTTTTACTTCTGCTCCTTTAATTATCATTCGTCATCCTTCTCCTGTATTATTGCCATTACCGCATTTTTGTGAACCATGAAATAATCACCATAGGTATGTTGTTCATGCTTTTGTGAAAACAAAACACGCCTTCCTATAATTTTTTTATCTGCTGAATCTACTACTAATCCAACATTACCTGCATCAATCATTAATCCACTTTTTAGTTTCTTTGTTGTTCTTTCCAAGACAACCCAATCTCCGTATGCTTTCATTCTTCTTCACCTCTTCTATTCCAAACTTGTGTTTCTTCATATTCGTTGTTATGGAAAATATCTAGTGCATTAGGTCTATCTTGAGTCCAATGACCATAATGTTCCACTCCACCTAACACATAGGCCTCTTTCATAATAGGTTGCCAAACTCTAACAGTTCCTATATCTGTTCCACTAAAATAAGCAACACCGAAAGGATGAGTATGAATCCAACATTCAACAGGTAGTTTCATGCCAATAGGATTTATTTGAAAGTCTACATACCCTGCTGTTCCAGTTGAAACATGAATATCTCTATTAGCGTCAATAACAACTTGAACTTCTAGATGAGGCAGAATCTTAGTGGAAGCATGCCAAATAGGTTCGAACAATTCCTTAATGTTCTTTGTCTTATCGTAGTTATCTATGATATGCCTC